TTATTGCCACTGCCATCCCTAACGACTGCTAAACCGGCAGGTACTTCTCTTAACCTATACATCTGATATCTCTCGATGTCCAGTAGTGCATCAGCAGGAGAGGGTAGTGAATCAGGGTCAACGGGGTTGAAGTGCCAATCGAAAGTTGCTTCTACCAACCTAGCAATACCGAATCTCTTTATGTTGTTTGTAGTTGTACTAGCAGATTTTATCGATACTCTCTCATAGTTCGTGTCTGTCTTCTCAATCATTTTTGTCGTTCCACTGTAAGAAGAATGAGAAACAGATGTTGCAGAGTTTTTTCCATCGCTCTCTAACAGACATGCTAAGTCTTCAAAGTTAAGTGTCTGACTTCCGATGTTATTGTATCTTAATTTTGAATAAGGAAACAAATCTCCCGTTGCAAATATCTCATAGTTCTGCGCTTTAGGCGCGTAATTCAGCAATTTGTCTATGTCAGGCACTCTTGAGTTCAACAGACTACCAACAGAAGTAATCGCATGATTCGGCGGTATCAGGTTCTCGTATCCAGTGCCTGCTGACTGAAATGGACTGCCAACTGTATTCTTCAGTGTGTAATTAGAGTCATTCATGTTGCTTCCCAACACAGGAGCAGTAGAAGCAGATAGAGTAGGCGAATCAGGTGCAATCCCATTTGCCTTTATCGGATAAGCGATTGAATATGCAGATATTGCCTGTGGTTGAGTTGAACTTCCATATATTCCAGCATCGGACTTAGTGACTGTTCCTGCTTGCAGTATTTGAGTATCCCAATATCTGTATGTCTCTTTAGGTGTATAGAAGGTGTTTTGCTGGTTTCCCTTTCCCCCTATTTGTGGGTCTATTCTATGTATGAAACCACCAGTGTTTACATTGTTGTTCACCATGTAGAATGAATATCCGGTTCTAGTGTCACTGGTGTTGTTCTCTAGTCTAGCCATAACCAAAGGACAAATCGGTGCGATTGACATCTTGAATCCACCATCATCCTTTGAGATAGTCTCTACAATATCAAACATCTCAGAAGCATATGTCATCTTGTTAATCTTGGTTGTTGATACCCCTGTCTCCCTTGACAACTGCACTGCAAAAGCGGAGTCTGCATTCAGTGTGCTGGTGTTCAATGAGTTGATGCTTATCGGGCTGGCGATGTCATACCCCAGTGTCCTGTCTTCAGCGAATGAAGCGGTATTGGAAGTTGATTCCAACTTGGTTCTAGTTCCGGTTCTATCGAATGAGAACGAGTCAGAGAACACCAAGCCCTTGTCGCTGACTCTTGAGAAGTCAGTAACAGAGTTGGCTATAGATGGATTACTGCCAATCGCCTTCTTACCTGAGAGGTATGTTGCTTCAGTGTGAGGGTCATAATAGTAGATATCAGTATTCGCAGTAGTGGATAGTGTAACTAAAGGCTCATGCGTGAGAGTTGTAAAAGATGTTTGTGCCGATGCTACCTCTCCAATGAAAATCATATTTTCTGCTTCAGTGGTACTCCTAGTAAACAACAGGGTTCTTGCTTTGGCAGTCGTATTCCAATTACTTATTGTAGCATGAATAATTTCCTTACCATTCACACTGCTTACATCCATAGTTGCCTCATTCAATGCTGGTACAATAGGATTCAATGTGCTGTATACTATGTCCTCAGAGAAAGACAGATTCTTGTCTATCAGTGTATTCAACAAAGAAGCATTGGTGTCTCTTCCCTCAATCACCAATGTTGACAGTCCGTTTTCAGCAGAAGTCTCGCTCAACTCAACTGTGCCATCAAAGACCTCTTCCTGTAAATTGTATGCGTCTGTGTAATAGTAGAAACGCTGTATGTTCGTATTTTGATAGAACTTCCTACTTGCGTCTTGAAATTTGACATACTCCATGTCCTTGTCAATGTAATCCACATGATTCTGATGAGTGCTTATGTTGGAGAATACCACCTTAGTATCATAGAACTTAGATTCCTCTTTAGGGATGGTTGTGCCTGATACGGTCAATCTGTTTCCATCTGCATAGACTACCTGAGTATCGGAATCGAAGTTCTCTGTGTTTAGAACTCCTGTCCAAGCAGCAATCTCGACATTCTCATTCTGAAAGTGATGAACCGTTGGAGTAACAGTGAATGTCGTTGCCTTGAGAGTCTTATTCGCTTTCACTGTGACATCTTGCGTACCTGAAGATTTACTCTGTACTGCATTGACCACGTAGTAGTGGTCGCCTACCTTGATGATGGAATTGGATGTGAGTTTGCCGGACAAAGCATAATCATGGGAATCTAGCATGTCTGTGAATCGAATCTCATTTGCACCATCTACCTTGGATGCTTTGAATGGTAATTTCTTGAATGACATCTTATCGCTAAAAGTCGTCTTCATTGCTTTGAGTATCTGACCCTCTCGTATTTTGTGTGACATCAATCCTGAGTTGTTTAGTAACTTAGTCTTGAATATCTTAGTCATTTTGTTCTGAGGGTTATTGACAATCAAATCAGTAGTAAATGGAATGACATCATTCCTACGAGGTCTTGGGTCGAATGTTATGTACCTTGAAGGGCCAGTGCGATTGCCATCTAGAGTCGCTGATGTCGCCGTTGTGCTATCTGAAGCATGTCTCTTCATGTTTGGAAATGCCTTATGCCATAGAATCGGATTGAAATTGCTATCGAAATCATCAGTCGTCCTTAGATTATCCACAAGCGTTGCATCTAGTTTACTCCTACCGATACTGGTTATTGTTCCTTTCAACTTCGCTTCCGTTCTGAATACTATATTCTGTATTCCTTTTCCATATGTTAAACCGAAGGTAGAAGTACCGCTTCTCCATGCAGTCGATGCTTGCCTAGCGAAATCCAACTCAATAGAGTTATCACTAGTGTTGATTGTTTTTACATTGCCAACAAAACTATCATCTGAGTCATTGAACAACGACATGCCTTGGAATACTATATTCATAAAATTAGGATAACTGCTTGTATTCACAAATAGTTTCTTCGATGAACTGCCCTCTTCAAACGCTGAATAAGCAGCACTACTGCTTGTGAAAGCAACAGATTTACCACTATCCCCTGTACCTAATGCAATATTATAGTCATACCATCTCAATCTAGTGACGGTGTATTTCTCCATGTAGTCCAATTGGTCATCCTGCTCCAACCTGTCATTGTAGAAGTAGAACGTCGGTCTATCGACCCTGTTTAGCACATCATAGTTGTCCGTTGAAGCCTGATTGTCACCACGAAGACCATAACTCACAGCCATGACCTCAGTATCTGTCTTTGCTGGCCCTTTGAATACCTCAAAGTTAGTTCCCTTTGGTATAGAAGTAGGATACTTAGGACTGAACTCCAAGCCATCCCCAAACTCATCGAACGTAGATATTCTAGTTATCTTGGCAAAGTGCGGTCTTGCAGTATCAGTCTGTGTCGATGAATCGTATATCTCAGGATTCAACATAATGAAGTAATCATATCTCTCTATGTCCAATGCTATAACATCAGTAGCAGGATAGTCAATGACAGCAACACCCAATGAGGTATCTGCATATACAAACTTTCTATTTGTCTCTCCTGTGCTAATACTGGTATCAAATGCCTTTATCTTGAAGGGAGGCGTTGTTTCCTTAGTCGTAGCATAGTTAGCGATTGTCTTATTCTTAGGAAGAAGCCTATTTCCTATTTGGTCAGCCTTGTCATTTGATATAGAGCCACCATGAGACCCCTTTCTAATCTCGGTGAATATAACAGATGGAACCACATCAGATGTAGCAGTTCCAGTTCCGCTAGTCTCGGACTCCACATATGTCGCTTTCAATACAGGATTGACCGATACATCCCTGAATGCCTTTCCTGTAGTAAACTCAGTAACCATACCTGCATAGGCTTCATCGGCAAGGGATTCATTGACTCCTGATTTCAGAGGGTAGAGGATAGTCCCATTTGTCTTCGCCATCATCAATCACCAAAAGAATAGTAGAAGAGAATATCATTGTAACTAGGAGTAAGCGTGGAGATGCTAGCACATGGAGTTGACGACTTATGAAATGCAATCTCGTAGAGTTCACCCATGAATTGTGTCGCCTTTCTATTCGGGTTATTTCCGTCCTGTCCTATGAAGCAATCACCCGGACTCGTATCCAATCTGAACTTACCGATGTTAACCTTCACTCTCTTTACTGGTTGATTATTCAGATACAGAGTAATGGTATTGCTATCGAAGGACACTCCTACTTTATTGGTCTGCTCTAGATACAATGCCTCTCTTTGCTGGTCTCTGTATATAGTGGATGTTACTGCCGTTGCCGGAGTATCCGATAATGTGATGGTATTTCCTGAGACAGATGCAACGGTTCCTATCAATACTCCACTGTTGTTGTATATTTGATTACCAGCACCTATGTCATCGGCTTCACCTGAACCAACTGTTATGTTATTTCCTGAGCCACTTGCACTAGTGGTCACGTTTGTTTTGTCTGTTGATATCCCATTGTATAGCCCTTCAGGGTCATAGTAGCCTACAAGATTCTTCTGAGAGATGAATACTGGTTCACTTGCAACAGTATGTGTTATCGGCGTACTAAGAGAATCGGTCAATTCTACCACTATCTTGTATTCTGCTGGTTGGTTGAAGTTCGATGATGTTGTATTCTGCAAGTAGAATTTTAGATAGTCATTGCAGAATATCATCATCTTATGCGTGTTTCTTCCAGCACCGAAATAGGACACGCTCTCATAATTGGAAGTTGTATCTGCATGGTCATCCAAAGACAGGTTCGGGCTTGGTGGCGTCTTCGTGCTATCTAGTCGTCCTTGGCCTGAGTCTCTATGGCCCACTCCGTTTACATCATAGGGAGTCAGTATCGCCTCTATTGTGAACGGCCCACCACAGTCCCACAACTTATGCTTTGAGTCATTCGTGTTGTAGTCATCATACTCTATTTTCAGATGTCCATCGCACATTACGGGAAAAATCAATGCTCTTGATTCTCCTATGTGCGCTGTTGTTGCCATCTCTTCACCTACAAACTGTTGATTGGGTTCTCCGATAAGACCCTAGCAACTTCAAATTCTAAGGTGAATGGCACTGTGTTCCCCTGCTCTCCTGCAAAGGTTGTGTTGAAAGAACGTATGAATCCTGACATTCCCGATAACTCGTCAGCAGATGAAACATCTGCGAATAGCGAAGTCTCTGTCTCTTGAAGATTCACAAGGGAATTATCAGTAACATTATCCACTAAATCATTGAATACTCTTTTGAATCTCTCATCGTATCTTCTATTTTTAAAGGTGAAAGGAATCAGCGGTAGTTCTGATATATCCTTGGTTTCATCACCTGCTGTGTGATATTCAAAGTTAGTGTCTATTCTACTAGGCATCAAGATGATTAGTTTGTTCATCGATTGGTCATCCTGTGCCGCACTGCTATCAACGTAGGAGTGAATCAACTGTGCCATCTCAAACGGAGATAGTATTCTCTCTTTGGGCGAACCGTCATTCTCCCCTGAGTCCTTCGACACTCTTTGATTCAACAATACTCCTGTCAAGGATATCGACTTCTGTGCTATTCCCATATCGAAAGCAAGGGTCTCTGACTCTCCGGTAAACACTGCTTTGAATGGAACAGGTATAGTGGGAACGGTCTTAGTCGTGATGATGTTTATTTCTGTGATGAACAGAGGTATTCTGTTAACCGCCCTATCTCCACCTATCTCATTTCTTCTCTGTAATTCCAGCCACACGCTGAAGTTGCTGTAACTGTCACTCGTTGCCATTAAAATCTCACCACCGATGTAGAAGTCCTATTCATTCTAGTGTTGATTTCTCTTGCTACCTTGTTTGCGATGTCTCGTATCTCGGTATCAGAAGCACCAACTCTTCCTGTGACTTGTACTGTTATGTGATTCGTAACTGAGGAAGCCATTGCCTTAGATTGTGAATTAGAATGTACTTGCGCCCCTCTAGGAAGTGTGACCAGTTCAGGCCCACGTTCCCCAACTATAGCAAGACCACCTTGACTTATCTTTCCGCCTTCTGCTAATCCAAGAACATTGCTTCCGAAATTCTTGACTTTATTATAAGTTCTTTTGCCAAATCCCAATGCTTTGCTAATCTCTTTACCTATACCACTAACTAGTTGCTCTACTAAAGAGGTAGCCCATCCCCAAATATCTGAGAGAAAATCCTTTATTCCAAACAGAACATTTGCTATTTCCTCAGAATACTGATAGAGAAATTCTGCTGCTTTAAAGACTACTATAGCGATTCCAGCAACTAATAGAGCAATCCAACCACCGCCAAAGAAAAAGGCGAGGAAAGCCACTCCTGCTACTATCTTTCCAATGATTCCTATTACTTTCAATGACGCTCCTATTATTGCTGCTCTAGCACTACCAAATTCTTCTTTGGCAACAGCGTAAAATCGCTTGTAGAGTGCTGAGAGGTATTTTCCAATGCCAACAAGAACCGCTCCTAATGTAGCAACCAGCAACCCACCTAGTATCTGAATACCTGCCAGTAGTAGTTGTCCTGCACCTATTACCACCTTCTCTATGTCACCTTGTTGAAAACCAGCCCATATTTTCTGTAATGCATCTTTGGCATCACCTAGCCCGTCCGACACGATTGCCATGCCTATTGCGAATACTTCCTTCATTGCAGCAAAACCCACTGCTAGTTCGTCCTTCGTATCCGTGAACACGCTCTTCAATAGAGTGAGACCTAGCATTAGGATTAACAGGTATCCTACTGCCATTCCCATGTATTTGACAATCTTTAGTATTCCCCCTCCTAGTCTAACCATTTGATTTGCTATGTTTCTAAGTGGTGTAGTGGCGAACTTGAAGAAAGCAGAAGTTTTTCTTCTCATTTTCTTTCTCGTTCTTCTGCTTTCCTCTGCCAATAGCACTAGTTTGTTGAATTCTTCTATCTG